ATAAGGGGTTATTGTACAAGGATCGTGTAGAAATGGTTGTTCTTCAAGAGTCGTAAAATAAGGGGGGTATTGTACAAGGATCGTATAGAAAGGGTTGTATAGTATGTTCTCTCTAATTAGGCTTCTTTCTCTCGATCATAATTCTAAACAACCGGATTACTATTCAATCACTTAGCAGCATCCATTTTTACTTTCTGATTAGAAAGTAAAAAGCATTCATCAATCAAACAATCCATTGTTGTCATCGTTTCAATAAAAAACAAATCCATACCAGTAAGAAAAAATGTCAAACCAAAATGTGACTACCTTAACTACTTCTACAGCTACTACAGCTACTACAGCTACTACAGCTACTACAACTGCTGTTGTTGAAAGCACTACTCAAGACAAACCTAAATCAAATGTAGATGGTATGATTGTGTTTGTAAATGGTGATACTTACAGTGGTAGTGTAATTATTACAGGAAAAGGTACTTTTACAAAGAAGAATGGAGAGAAATATATTGGTGATTTCTTGAATGGTAGTCGTACAGGCAATGGTAAAATGACCTTTGCAAATGACTGTTCATACGAAGGGGAATGGAAGAACGATCAATTTCACGGCAAAGGAAAATACACGTGGAATGATGGTTCCTACTACGAAGGAGACTATTTGAACAACAAACGTGAAGGTACTGGTACTTTGTCGTTTCCAAAAAGTCATTGTTATAAAGGACAGTGGAAAGCGAACCAGTACCATGGTAATGGAACCATTGTCTATGACAATGGTGATCGTTATTCAGGTGAGTGGAAAGACGGTAAATATCACGGAAGTGCGACTTATTTCTATACCAATGGTTGTACATTCAAAGGGCAGTACAGTATGGATAAAATAAATGGATTTGGTTGTTTTGCAAACCGAGATGGAGACAAATTTGAAGGAATATGGAAAGAAAGTGTATTGGTGAAAGGTATCATTACTTACACGTCTGGAGAGATTTACAAAGGACAAATCAAAGATTTCATGAAAAGTGGTCTCGGGTATATGGAGTACAAGGATGGAACCAAATATTACGGTGAATTCAAAGACGACAAACGATCTGGGTGCGGTATTTTGTACGGTAAAATGAATTCTTACCATGGTCATTGGGACGGAAATAAATGCTATAAAGATTATCGTATTGAATACGATTTCGGTTGCAAAAATTTCAAACTCGGAGTGACAAACTCGAATGGAAAACGTCTTCGAGAGAAACAGGATATACTGACTGATGTGTATAATGCAGCCGGTTTAGATCCAAACAAGGAAAACAGTAAAATCAATCGCATTGGAACTGGTTCTTCCATTATGCCTTTTCAAAGTAAAATAGTTATTTGAAATTTATGATCACATAACTATTGTAATACTAGCGCGAAAACGAGTTTTTTAAAGTACAGTAGGTAGTAAGATTTTTATTCTTAGTCCCGAGAGAAAAAAAGAGACTTTTTATTAACTCTTAAAATTATACAATACTACTATTTAATTCATAACCACCTACTACTCTATGGGTTACGTCTTTTGGGTGCGGTATCGAATTGGTCACGCAATACTCATGAACCGCATTATGCACTTCAAGTATGTCCCCATGTAAGCTTTTTACCTTTTGACGGCAATATGGACACACTCGTCTCACTTTTATTTTTTCACGACCTTGTGATTGAGTCGATTGAAGTTGAAATACCGGCATGATACACTTGACACATAAACTATGCCCGCAATCGGTTTTGCATATTTGATTCTCCGGTATATCATCTTCGTAACATATGCAACATTCTGTTGTTGATGGTGTATCTACTGTAGAAATAACCGGTTCAATATTGAATATAGGTGGAGGTGGTGGTGGAAGAGGCAAATTCGAATAAAACGACTGAATATTGCGTTCATGAATCGTTTGGTCGTGTTGCAATTGCTCAATTTCCGTCTCTAAAGTCGGCCTACTATTCAATATATTTTGCTGTTGTAATCTTAGTTTTTCGATTTCCAATTGCCATTTTTGAATTTGAAGGGTTATGCTATGGACTCGTGGTTCAATTGTACGAATACTTTCATTACGTGAAGCAATGCGTCGTTGAATCTGTCTTCGGTTGTTCAATTCATCTGTACGAATACGTTCAATCAAGGTTCTACGGATTGCAACATTATCAACATAAGACTCACCTGACATGATTGTCTTCTTGAAATCATTGTATGTAAATACGATTGGATTACCTGTATGGGTTAGAGTTCCAAATCCATATACAGATGAAACCATCTCATTATAATATTCGACCACATTAAGTGAGTTATATACGTATTTATCATAAGCAATGTTATCGAGTTTTACGTGACAAATGTATTGGTCCATTGTATTGATTAAATGCGTATGTACCATATGTTGCTTATTATGAACTGGACATGAGCGTCTCTGGCTTACGTTTGGGATTTTTGTATAAATGGCGTTCAAGTCGCGTTCAGACATATTAAGAACATATTTTGTAACAGTCTTTAACATAGTTTTCAAACCTTCGTTGTTTTCCAAGTTACATAACCTGTCCATTTGCTCTTGTAATTCGGGTGTCATGACCTTATCATACATTTCCATTTCTCGGGTACTCCAATTTGCACGAACATCATCTGAATATTTCCATTGGTTGTGGAAATACCCATTGACAACCAATACTAACCAATCCATATAATAGGATTTGGCGTCATTGATCAAGTTTTTTGCATAGACACAAGTCTTTCTGGTATGACCAGGTACATTACAAATACCACAGCGTCTCATCTTTTCTACTGAAGTTTTTTAAAAATAAGGGGGTTAAATAGCAATTAGCGAAATCAAAACGGCGATATACACGATTTGTGTAAGAATTACAAGACTCTTAGACAAATCCAACTAAATCAATTTTAGAACATCAAATCAGATTTTTTTACTTCTTTCCTCTGGTCGTTTTAGCTCCCTTCTTCTTACCACCTTTCAATTGAGCACTACCACCTCTGCTTTTTGCTGATTTTCCCTTACGGCGGGTCGATCTACCTTTAGGTTTAAGAACGCTATCCGCTACTGTTTTCACTCCTTTTTTTACGCTGTCATAAATGGGTTTTGCATCAATTAATGCTCTTTTAAACGTATATGAAGCAGGATTCGCTTTTTTGCCTAAAGCATATTGCTTTTTTACGATAGTATTCCACTCAGTACTGGGCATTTTTTCTATTGTATATAGTACATGGATATTTTTCAAAACACCGCCATAATGGAAAACATATTTATAACTTAATTAAGGGATGTTGGAAAATTGACAAATAAAAATTCTAATGTATAAGACTAGTAAAAAGACACATATATACAATAAACAGTACTAACGAACCACAATAATGGCGCGAACCAAGAAAACAGCTTCTAATTATAGGCACCAAGTGGCCTTTAAGACACGGCCACTATCAGTAATGCCCAAAGTTTTACATTCTCAATTAACCCGTTTGGATATAAAAAGGCGGTACAAATATAAACCAGGAACTGTTGCATTGAGAGAAGTCCATAAGTTGCAGAGAACAAGTCATTTACTGATTCCTCTCTCTCCATTCCAAGAATTAATCCGTGAAATCGCAATGAGTTATAAGGCAGATTTGAGATTTCAACGCGAAGCGTTATTGGCGATCCAAGAAGCGGCTGAATCTCATCTTGTATCCATTTTCCAACATACACAGAACATGGCTATACATGGTGGTAGAAAGACGATCCAAGACCGGGATTTGACCCTTGCTCTACATGTACGAGACAATAACGTGGAACCTTTTATACCTCCAGTACGAACTCGACGCGATTTACTCATGAACAATGTTGCAAAAATGGTAGATGAAAACAGTAATAGTAGTGGTAATACCTCACCCAATATTACGAACACTAATACTACTGTTCCTGAATTGCAATCTACAAATGAAGTGCAAACGTATGTCCAGAGAGAAGATGAAGATGAAGATGAAGACGAAGAACACGATTATTAATTGTAGAATAATTTAGTTATTAATAATTTTAAGTAAATGTATTTAAAATTTTTTCTATAGTATTTGTATTAAGATCGATTCGAGAGAATAATGCAAGAAGATAATCACCAAATTCAGGCAACTCTAATAAAAGCTTACAATGAATATCCTGATAAAAAAAATGTAGCCGGTTTTATTACATTTGTACAAAAACAAAACCCATTAGTCAGTAGAAAGAAAATAAATGATTTTTTACGAAAACAACCTAAAAACTAATATTTCTATACTACATATACACACCCGTGTATAAAAAAGCCATAGTTGGTCTAACGAGTAATCCTAATTGTGGGGATGAAGTTGTGGTTCGATTCCACTTTATGGCGATTATAAACCTATAACAATCTAATCTAAAATAAACTTAAATATATTATTGTACTGTACTATAACACTACAATAATAATATATGGAAGAAACAAAAGAAATAGAACCTCAAATTCAAATCTCTCATATACCAAGAAATACGACGGCAAGCCCATGCGATTTATGGAAATTTATTTATGGTGGAAAAGAACATGAAGGGCTCAACGAACAATATCCTCATGGATTTTACTTGAACTTACTTACCAAAGAAACCTATTCATTTCAACAAGGAATTAAAAACATTATTGGAGAGAAAAACGAGGATATAGTTTATAATATGTGGTGGATTGAAAATAGTTAATTTGTGCCGCCTGGCGGCACGATGCGTCGGGCCGTGAAACGGTTCGACATTTCAATAAATGTACATCATATATCTAGTCCCCCCTTTCCCTCCTCTCACTAAAACTCCATTTTAATCCTTTTTCTTTACTTCCTTTTCAACTTGAGGATACAATACATTACGGTAAATATTATAAACACCCAATGTAATCAACATAGTAGAAAGAATGATATAAGAGGCTCTTTCTGTAAATACATTATAATACTGAAATAATGAGCCAATTAATATACCTACTATTGATCCTGCTAATACAATCATACTCACTTCATATTTAAAATGCCCCTTTTTATAGTACAAATAGACAGAGGGCAATGTTTGAGGAATTACCTGTAGAAATAAAGCAGTAGTAATCGCCTGTTTAATATTCATTCCTGCTAATGTTAATCCTGGAATCAATATCATTCCGGCTCCAATTCCTATTAATCCTACAAAGAAACCCGAAATTAACCCTATTGATAGTAATAATACCCAACTATTCATGTTTTACTGTATTCTTGATTAATATTGTAAAATCGCTTATACATTAATGAGTATTTTTTTTCTACTGTACAGAAATTATATAAGATTACAATACTTTACTTCATAATCAACACGGAAATCATTATATTTATTCCAATCATATTCGATATTCAAATCGAAACATTTTAAACGCTGGAAAAACTTGGATGTAAATATTTCCACCTCTTTATTCCAAAATGTATATTTATCTAAAATGACATGTCCATCCATTTTTCGTAAAATCATATCTCTCCATGATGCTTCTCTACGTAAATAATAAAAATCTCGGTTATTGTCAAATACATTTAAATCAATCGGTTTATCGATTGGTAGCAGTTTTATTTCATATTCTGTACCAGTCTTTTTACTTTCATCATTACTATTTACAATACCACTTCTATTATAAACATGCGGTATTTCTACTGCAATATCCGACTGAAAGGATTGCATTTCTTCTGATAAATTGTAACTAGTAAATTTAATGAAAGATGCTCGAAGATAGACAAAGATTTGAACCAGTTCTCTCATTTTACTTCGGATATATCTCTCCGTAAATTGATTGGAGGGAATGTAAATCTTTTCCTTGGGTAACATAATATAAACTTGTCGAGGCATAACTGGACCTTCTACTGTATAGGGTAAATCATCCAATTCTTCGAAACGCTCGATAATAAGCTTACCCGGAAATTGATTCCTTCTGTAATATAATAAATCTTTGTACGAAAAAAACCATTTTCGATAATCTGAATCAGGTAAAAATATTAGAAATCGCAGTTTGGTATTACGGGTGTTTTTACTGATTTTCTCCATAAACTGCTGTGCATCTGTTTTGCCTAAATTGCTGAATTTAGATGGAATCGTATTTTCTAATTCGTGTTCTGGTACATTTTTGAGAGAAGCGCATTTAAAACTCATTCTTTTATACTGTATATTTTACTATAAAATAAACAATGTTTCGATAATCTATTTTTTAACCATATCGATCCCTCATTTCACTATACGTTAATTTTTTACCCGTTCTTTCATCTTCAAACATGCTTTTAATTCCTGCTTCTATTGATTCGTTCTCAAATCGTTCCATTATTTTACGGTTGTCTTCATCCATATTGTTTTTACTTACTTGAGGTAACAGCTCTGAACATGTACATCTCTTTAAAACCGGCGCTTTTAATTCTGGAGGATAATATAACTTAGCATCACCTTTACATTCAGTATTCCAATATTCTTTTATATAATCCTGTACATATATGGGGAATGTTTCAACCGTTTTTTCATCAATATATTCGGAAAAAATCATATTATCATGCATCCAATTAGTTGCATCTGATTTTTTTGTATCCATTTTGTTCAATATTATCGCTGTACTATTCCTAGTAATAATTATTAAATTGTTTTTGTAAAAAATTGTTTATAAATTTATATAAAGAAAATATTGGTTACTTATATAATATAGTAGGATATGTTTCTCCCTTTTCTAGCATTTTCGTTATTTACTTACTTTTCAGTCGCATTTGAAGTTCCCATGGTTGATACAACAACCCCTCGGCCTACTACATCTGTAGATACAACATCGAAAACCACAACTTCCGAAGATTATAGTTATGTAGATACTGTAGATCTACAATTGTACGATGGATTTTGGTTTGAGGTTTATAAAGATTTGTTTGATGATACATTTCAAATTGGTGGTAGCTGCGTAACCGCAAATTATACTATATGGAATGACGGTAAGGTGGGTATTGTCAATTGCGAACTTTTACCTAACGGTGAATTTAGTTTTATTGATGGATATGCATATTACGATGACGGTAATAGTGGTGGTGAATTAACTGTAAAGTTAGATGGAGTTAATCAACCGGCGCCTTATTGGATAGTTGAATTAGGTCCATTAGTAGATGATCAGTACGATTACGCTATTGTATCGGACAATGTGAAATTCGGTTTGTTTGTACTTGCACGTGATGTAGAACGCTTTTTCAAACTGTACGATGATGATGTTTTAACTAGTTTAGAAAATATGGGTTTTAATGATGTTCGAAACAAACCAATCAAGACAAACCAGAGTTCCACTTGTAGATATATCTAACGAATTTGACCAAATGTCATACAATTTTTACATATTGGATTACATTCTAAAGTTCCACAAACAATCGAAAAACACGCCAATATACATGGTACTTCATCATCAGGTGGTGCTGAACAGGCACAAATAAGACACATAAAATGACACTGTTGCTTACAACATACTTTAGGCATTTTCAATGTTATTGCATCACAGCCACAGCCTACTCGTATATAATGACCGTCTAACTTATCGCAACACGTTAAATATTCACGCTTTAAAAAACAATATTCATGCATAATACAACAACATTCATTTTTCATTGAACATCCATGGAAATTATCTGTTAAAAAACCTATATTTATACAACCAAATCCAAAACATATATAAATTTCATCTTCATTTATTACATCTAGCTGATATGACTTTTCTTCCCCCATTTTTTATGTAATGAATTGATAAAAAAAATAATGGGATTTTTCTCATATGTACTATTATGACTATATATGAGACTTACTTATGATCGTAAAATAAGGGTATTCTATGTTTATTCTTCGTCACACATACCAATTATACGATTGAGGTAATGGTGGGGGAGGTCCAGGTGGTGTTCTTGGTCCTAGAAAGATTGGTTCGGGTGTTTTTTCGGCTGCTTCTGGTATTAAATCAGTAGAATCCTGTTCATCTGGATCTTCCAATGACAGAACTGAAAATTGATTCAAATGTTTTTTTTCTTTATTCACGGTTTTTGTTTCCTGTTTTGTACTGTTTGCTTGACTATCGAATTTATTCGTTCTTGGTACAAATCTAGATTTCCCATTTTTCCCATGTTTTTGCAGTAAAGGACATTTGCTAATAGTATGCCCTTTCTTTCTGCAATATCTACACTCGGTAGCCAATAATGTAGGACATACCACTTTTCCAAACGCTCCGGGAATATCTTTTACATAATGACTTGTATAAAGTTCCTTCGGCTTTCCTGTATCATAACATATTTTACAAAAAGGTTTATTTGTAGTAGAAACAGTTGCTTCTTTTTTCATTATTGGTTTTATAATTTTTATTTTGATCAATCTTTTTGTTATATATGTATAGTTGCTTTTAATCTATTTTCAAATTTTCATTTATATAATATTATTATTCTGTAGATTAAGTGTTATCTGTCTGTTTTCTAGTATTTTTACGATTGGATGATTTCGATGGTAGATTTAATGCCCAACGAACTCGTTTTGTAACATTATGATGTTTTGAATGTTGAACTACTCTCTTCATATTTTTTATAGCCAGCTTGTCTTCTTCGAAATACATGAAATATAAAGTAGAAAATGGATGAAATACAAACACATTGTCTTCAATCGGGATTGTATCCAAAATAGGAAACGATATCCAATATTCATTGTGACTTTTTTCATCAAATGCACCTAAATTATCGGCATTTACAGTAATATGAAATAAGTGGGTTTCTTTTAAAATATATTGAGTCGTATTGGTTTTTTTCTTGTTTTTTTCTACTAATTCTAATACTTCTTCCTTTGTGATACACGAATCTGCTATTTTATAGTCCATTTTTTTGGTTGTCTCCAATTTATTTTCCTTATTAATGTACAAAAATTGAATGTTTATTGATGTCAATGGTTCTGGTAAGCAATTTTGCTCTATTGATAATAACTTTAAACTCTCTTCTATCCAATCCATTGTATTCTTATTTTAGACTGTAATTAGATAAAAACCTTTTTTTTAGAACGAATATAAAGAATACTCTCTCCATTTATTTGTCTCAACACCGCGTAATTTGTTTGTATAATAGTTTTCAAATCCATAAAACTCTTCCAAAAAAAATCTTAAAATAGTCACAGTAAAGGTGTCAATTTGTACATAAATCCCACGCAAATTATCATTTTATAACACATATTAACGAGGACTTTTCTACTATTTTTGAAACATTTTTTACGGAAAATAGTAAAGTTAATGAGTTTCTGTGTTTGTTTTAAACCTTGATGACATATATATCGAATGGTTGTATTTGATTGTACAATAAAATACTTGAGACAGTATAGAGGTACCACCTCTCACCGAATAATAGTTTTCTCCTAAACTATCTTGTTTTTTTAATAAACTTAATCCTTAAATCATGATTTAGTTTATATTATGGGACTCATTTTTTTCTTCTACGGGTTATCTCTCGATTGAAATCTTTGTTTGTTAATTTGTATCCCCAATGTTGCAACACTTGTCTAATCTTAGGACTAATTGTTTCGTCATTATATGTCCCATTTCGTTTCAGTATTTGTGTTACTAAAAATCGCATGAATCTTCCACGTGGTCCTGCTAACCCTTTCCATCGTTGAATTTGACGTTCATCGTCTGGTGTTCTTCGACCTCTATAAAAATCACAGTACCAATGCATCCATCCATATGGATTGTATTTGGTTATCCAGTGTTTTCCTTCCCAGAATTCGAGAGAAGTTCCTACTTTGCATTTGTATTTATTTACTGTCTTGTCATAATCACTTGAACTTAAATGCGATTCTGGTATATCTTTCCACCATGATTTGTACTTTTTATGGACGTTTTTATAATGCTGATTTGTTACTTTTGAATAAATAGGTCTCCAATATGTACCACCGAAACTTCCTAAACGAAATATATCTTGTGGAGACAAATTCGGAGTGAAATCGGGAGAATCAGTAAATACAATCGTTCCATCAGTTCTTCTTTTTACTGTACGACGATGTGGTGTTTTTTTTCTGTGAGATCGGTTATTTTGCGTTTTTTTCATATATTGGATTCTCTTCTTCTCTCGATATGCCTCTTTACAATAATATGCTATTTTTTTATAGAATATTATAGACTATCTAGAAATACCGTACATGATTATTTGTCGTGATTCATATTCCTTTCATTCGCTACAATGTATTTTTTGTTTTGATGAGTTCGAGAGAAAAAGGAACGGCTTAAATAAGGGGCATAAATACTCCTCCATTTTTTTTTTCAGCATATGTTTCTCCTCATCCACCACGTACTTTTCTTCTTTTCTTTTGCGAACGCTTTTTCTTTTTCATATTGGATGCCTTTGAACCAGATTTTCTTTTATTGCACCGGTTTTTCAATGTACATCTCTGTTTTTGGGATTTTCTTCG